CACCTCTGAAACTTGACTTGTCAATTCTGTAATTCCACTTGTATCAATCTTGCTTAATACATTTGAAATTACATCACCAACTTTAGCAAATCCTTGTTGAATACCTTGTATAGCTACTGTAATTAATCCGATGATACCTGCAAGAATAGGGGTAATAAGTTCGCCTATCGGAGTAAATGAGTTTAAGAATGTACGTCCTAAGCCACTTAAAGCGTTTTTTAAGCCACCATTTGCAATATCTTTAACCTTGTCCATTGCTCCTTCTACATCTTTATATTTATTTCCTACCGTTGTTAAGGATTCAATAAAGCCGGCGTTGAAATCTTCTCCCATTGTGCCGAAAGCCGTTGCCGTTTTATTCAACTTTTCTTGTTGATTTGTAGTTCTTGAAATATCTTCTACAATCGCATTCACAACATCTTTCTGAGTTTTTCTTCCTTCTTGCCATGCCTTGAATACATCTTGCGTCTTTGTATCGAAACTATCTAAAGCTCCTTCGATATTTCCATCAACTAACCTTGTGGTAACTTCGTTTATTGCGTCATTTACTTTATCAAGGTTATAAGCTCCACCATCTAATCCATTCTGCATTAATTGGAAGTATTCTTCTGCCGAATATCCTGCTTGCTTGAATTTACCGGAGTATTCTGAAATGTTGTCGCCTAACTCATCTGATTTGTTTAAACCATTCTGAGCACCTGTAGCCATAAGGTCAAAAGCTTCTTTAGAACTAATTCCGAACTGCTTCATTAATTGTTGAGCACCTCTTAATGTTTCGTTCTCGTCCATTCCGAATGTGTCTCTTAATGTCAATAAATCCTCAGTAACATCCTTTAAATCAACATCACTTATGCCTTGCATTTGTTGCTTGACACGTGCCATCATATCGGCAACATCTGAAACATCTTCACCGAAATTGTTTGACCAAACATCACGAGCAATGTTTTTAAATTTGCTCATTTCATTGCTTGAAGCACCTGTTTGAGCTTGAAATTTAGCCATAGCGTCATCTAATTCAGTAGCTTGATTTACACCTGTCTTAATTGCTAATGCCATTCCACCGATAGCTCCTGCTACGGCAGTAACACCAACAACACCTCCTACGCCTAATCCTGTTAGGGTTTCAGTGATTGCAGTAGCTTCCGGACTAATATTCTGAATCTTTCCTAATAGTCCATCAAATCCACCTTGAATTGATTCTAAGGCACTGTTTCCTACTTGTTTAAATACATCAAATTTAGAACCTGTTTCTTGCGTTTCTGTTTGTGTATTTTTTTGTTCTTCGTTTAAATCTTTAAGTTTATCTTTAATCTTTGGTGGTGCTTTTGAACCATCAGAACCTAGCTTGTCGATTGCTTTTGAAGTTTCTTTGATAGCATTTGTAGCTCCACTTGTGACTTCACGAACAGATTTTATTCCATTCTCTAGACCACTTGTATCAATCTTTGTATCAAACTTTAATGTTCCGTCTGATATTCAATTTGCCACCTCCTTTTCTAAACATCAAAATATGAATCGAATTCATCTTTCATTTCTTGTTCCTCTATTGTTAACTCGATTGGGAAAGACCACGCTTCTTTTGCTCTTTGATATGCTTTATCCTGTGTATCATTCTTTGAAGGCTTTTCATACCCTCTAACACTCTTTGCATATCCCCATAAAGTTGAATCACCAACAATATTGTATGCTAGTGCTAGAAACTTATGCCAGTGCATATCGCATTCAGTTAAATCAATGCCGTAAAGTTGCATAAAAGCCGAATAAATATATTCACCATCTTGTACATAGTCTAATGTCTTAACGCCTGTAGAATCACTTCTAGGCGTACTAGAAGGGTTATATAGGAATCGTTCTAACTCTTTTAAAATATGCTTATCTATGATAGGTGGTTCATCTGCGAATAAATAAGAACAATCTACTTCATCAACAACATGATTGTTGAATCGTTCTAATTCTTCATAGAATCTAATCCACAATCGAAAATCTGTATTTAATAAAATAGGCTCGCCATCTAGCGATTGTATGCTATTTGGCAAGCCTTTTATGCGTAAATCAATCATTTCTTCGCCGAAATGCTAGAAACAGTTTTGCTTGCGTCAAGAAATTGCTTCATTCCATTTGTTCCGAATGTTGTTTTTAATTTCTTTTCTAACTGTTCAACCGTTCTCTTTGAATATTCATCATCAATCAAATTGACAATATACAATACTTCCATCAAATCAACTTGTTCAAAGTCTGCACTTCCTAACATGCTTTCAATTTGTTCATCTGTTAATACTGTTTTCAGATAGTCGAATTTTGCTCGATATGCTTCTTCATGCGTATTGTGAAATGTATTACAAGCGTCCTCTGCTTTTAATACTTCAATTGTTTTAGGTGGGATTTCATACTGTTTCCCTTCATACGTGATTTTATTCATGATTTACCTCTTCTTTCTTTATACTTCTGATGTGCCTTCTGTAAATGTTACTGCTCCATCTGCTACCCTTGCAGTACCGACACGAATGTCGCTTGCAAAGTTAATGTTGAAGTTGATTTTTGAATCAACACCACTTAATGTGTCGAAAATTAATTTAGCGTCAACTTCCCACGCTTTATAGCCTTTAGTTTTGTCTCCGTCAAACATAAATACAAGTAAAGCTTTTGTATTTACTTCTTCGTTGTTTGGTACGGATTTCATCATTTGTTCGTAAATGTATTCAAAATCATCTTCGCCTTTAATCATTGTTAAATCTTGCGAAATCTGAGGTGAATAACTCTTTAATGATTCTGTTGGGTTCTTATCTGCGATAAAGTCATACGTTTCAGTTTCACTATTGAATGAAATATCTAAAGTTGTAGACTTTTTAATTCGCTTGTAACCTTCTCCCATTTGTAAGAACAATCCAATCATATACTTCTTGACTGTTTGTCCTGTAGTTACTTCAGTTCCTTGAGTTGCTATTAATTAAGCTCCTTTCTGTATTTAATTTGAAT